AAGATATTAGCGAGGAAGTTGTACGAACAACAATTCGCCAATAATTAACACTTGACATTAATGGGATTATAATATATAATCCCATTAATAATTAATAATAGAAAGCGAGAAAAACATGGAAAATAATCAAATAAAGTTAATCAAAAAAGTATTGATGTTGGACACTAAGAAAGAAATAAATAATGTTCTTGAGTTTGTATCTGATGCAATTAGTAGAGAGTGTGAGCAAGATACTTTAGATAAAGAACAATTTGAAGAATGGAAGAAAGCGAGGAAAGAATGACATACGAAACACAATTAACAAAAATCCCACAATCTTTTGTGATTACTTATTATGCTGATAAACATAATAAAATTATAACAAGACATGGACAATGGTTAAAACCTAATACAGATACAACAGGCAAAGTATTTGTATCTGACAAGGGGAAAGTTTGTTTTATCTATTGGGATTTAGATGCCGAGCCAAATAAGAATGGTAGTCAATGGAGAATGGCAACAAATCCAATGAGCATAAGGGCAATATAATTAAACACTTGACATTAATGGGATTATAATATATAATCCCATTAATAATAGAAAGCGAGGAAATAATATGGAACTAAATATAATTATCTTTGGAATATTAATTGCGTTTGTTCTTTATTTTGGAATTGATATGGCGAGAGAATTAAATAGATATATTGATTATCGAAATAGAAAGAAAAAAGACAAGTTGCAAGATTGGAAACCACATGACAGATAAAAATCAACAATGGGTTTGGTTTATTAATAAAGAAAATCCTAAAAGAATAAGCCGAACTACTTTAGGCAATTTTCTTAAAGATATTAATAAAGGTTTGACAACAAGAAATACAAGTGTTCAAGACGCAAAAAAATGTGTGTTCTTAACTCGTATGGATTTTGATAAGCCTTATATTTTCTTTTGTACTAATAAAGATGCAATGAAATGGAAGAATAAAAATGAGTAATAAATATTGTCAAGGACCAAAGTGCCATACTTATATGACACAAGACAGGAAACGTGGACCGAAAGGCTCGAAGTATTATCAGACTAGAAGTGTTGGTCGCTATGGTTATGGCGATGGAAATTTTTGCACAATGATTTGTTGGTCTGATTGGTTTGCCAAACATGGCGAACGAGCCATTGACCATTTTGGCAGAATTCGTGAGCCAATAAAATTGACACCTGAAAATGCGTGGATTAAAGATTATGACTGGCGACGCGATGAGAATTATAGTCATTTCTTTTTAAACAAATTAACCAACGAGCGAATACCTATTACTGAACAACAATGGAGTGATGACCATTATACAATAGAAAGAGCAAGACAAAATAGTGGTTGACAATGATTGACTTATCCTATATAATACAGGACAGAAAGCGAGGAACTATGAAAGAAATAAAATACAATAACAAAACAATCAAGCTACCTTTTGCAGATGCAGATTATAGCGATACACCATTAGAAATGGAAACAGTTAAAAATCCATTTAGTGGTGAATCAATTGCAATGCCTAAGTTTGCTGTTGCAGTATATGATGTAATAATGGGTAGTAATCATATTGCAGAATCTTATGACCAAACACATGGAACTGGTACATCTCCTGCATGGGATGATGTACGTAAGGGATTAGATTGGTTTAGAAGATACTTCGCGAAAGAATACATGGTCTTATTAGACTGAGTATCAACCATAGGTTGTGGCGCTAACGCGCCACACCACTCGCAACCACATAGTGTGTGGATATAAATACCACACACATGTGACAAATATGTCACACGCAGGATACAATCACAGATAGAATTTTTTTCTCTTTTTAAAAATTTTTGCGCCCCTTCGGGGCGCAATAGAGGTACCAGGTCCGATCCGGAAAAAGTAAATCTAGCATAGGTTGAATTTCCCTTTTTAAAAAGGGGTCCCACTACTTTTTGCTTTATTCCTTGATTTAGAGAGTCATTGGGGTTAAAAAACGTTTTGGTACCATAAGAGTCACTTATGCTTGATATAAAAAAAATTTTAGAAAAAAACCTAGAAAACCTTCCTCCAGAGACTAGACGCGAGTTGAAACGGTATGTTGTTCAACTGGATAGAACCCAAAAATATACCGCTATTCGAAAAGACTTCTTGACTTTTGTAAAACACATGTGGCCTGATTTCATAGAAGGGTACCATCATAAAATTGTTGCAGAAAAATTTAATAAATTAAAATCTAGAAAAATTAAGAGACTCATTGTGAATATGCCACCCAGGCATACGAAATCTGAATTTGCATCTTTCTTGCTTCCTGCATGGATGATTGGAAACAATCCTAAATTAAAAATTATTCAGGCAACTCACACTGCTGAACTTGCGGTACGGTTTGGTCGTAAGGCTAAACATTTAATGGATAGTGAAGAGTATAAAGAAGTTTTCCCCACAAGACTCATGGAAGATAGCAAAGCCGCTGGTCGCTGGGAAACAGCACAGGGCGGCGAGTATTTTGCTGTGGGTGTAGAAGGAGCTGTAACCGGAAGGGGTGCAGATCTTTTGATCATTGATGATCCTCACTCGGAGCAGGACGCTATGTCCAAGAAAGCATTAGAACGAGCTTATGAATGGTACACAACAGGACCACGACAAAGACTTCAACCGAATGGAGTAATCGTTCTGGTTATGACGAGATGGAATAAAGGAGACCTAACAGGACTCTTACAGAATGCCCAGAAAGAACCTAAAGCAGATCAGTGGGAAGTTGTGGAATTTCCGGCAATCATGCCATCGGGTAAACCCGTGTGGCCAGAATACTGGGACTTGGAACAGCTGTTATCGGTTAAAGCATCCGTTGCACTTCCTAAATGGAATGCACAGTATATGCAGAATCCGACTTCTGAAGAAGGGGCTTTAATTAAAAGGGAGTGGTGGAAGAAGTGGCCGGAAGATAGAGGAATTCCTAAATGTGATTATGTTATTCAAAGTTATGACACGGCTTATCTGAAAAAAGAAACCGCTGACTTTTCAGCTATTACGACCTGGGGTGTGTTTAGAGAAAATGAAGATTCTAAACCCAGTATGATTTTACTCGATGCCGTTAAAGAACGATTCGAGTTTCCTGATCTTAGACGCGAGGCACTTAAACTTTATAAATATTGGGAACCTGAAATTGTTTTGATTGAAGCTAAAGCTGCTGGACTTCCACTTACCTACGAACTTAGAAATATGGGAATTCCTGTTATTTCATTTACACCCAGCCGTGGAAATGATAAGCATAGTCGGGTGAATTCAGTTTCACCTTTTTTTGAAGCCGGACAGGTTTGGGCTCCTACCCATCTGCAATTTGCACAAGAAGTTATGGAGGAGTGCGCTGCATTTCCTTACGGTGAACATGATGACCTTGTGGATAGTACAACTCAGGCTGTCATGAGATTTAGACAAGGAGGTTTACTTGGTCACCCGGAAGATTACAAAGATAAACCTCGACCAATGGATTTTAAGGAGTATTATTAAACATGTACCTAAAAGCGTTTTTTGAAGTTTATAAAATATTGGGAAAACTGGGAATTAAGCCGAAAGATATTATTGGAATGGGTGGTGATGTCGTAAAAATGGGAAAAAGTCTGTTTAATACAAGAATTAATCCAAAATTACTGCAATATGTCGAAAAAAATCAGAAAATTCCGGCTAAAATCATAGAAAATCTAAAAATTCATGCAAGAACGCTAAAAAATACAAGTGAAAATCAGGTAAAACTGTTTGAAGCGAATTTAAAGGACCTTTTGAAGGCAAAAACACCAAAAATACCGATTAAATCCCAGTCGCCAGTCACTGGAGTCCAGAGACCGGCAACAAGCGTCAAGGAACTTTCTCCTTTTAAACAATTTAAGAAAAACCTAGAAGCCGATGCTGTTGGGTCTAAAGAATTGTTTAGAGGTTGGACACCTAGAGTCATTAAAGGTGGCAAAGACCCTTTAGCAACCGGCGGAATCGCAAATCACTTTAGAACTCGCTAATGCCTTACAGTACAGATATCAAAGATTATTATAGAAGAGCCTGGGGACTTGAGAATAGACCTAAGTTTCAATTGGGTAGTAAATGGAATGTTAGAAGCTCTATTACAGGTAGGTTGCTACCAGAGCCTATAGAAGAAGTAAAAAATTATTTAATAAGCCAAGGTCAAAATATAGAGGGAATAACTGATGAAAAAATATTGAGAAAGAAGGCACAATATAGGAGACAATATCTTAAAAGAAAGGGTAGAGATATAAAGCCATTTAAAGAAAAATATCTTAAAAGAATATATGATTCTATAGGTAATAAAAAAGCTTATAGAGCAGCATATCTAAAAAGATGGATTCCTGTTGAAGGAGGATTGGCAGAAACAAAACTTATTGATGAAATACCGGGGGCTTTATCTAATAAGGAGTTACGAAAATATCTTCCTGAAAAATATAAACATATAGGAAAAACAACACTTGCGGATGTTCATTCGAGATATTTTAGACCTGATAATGCTGTTAGAGGACTTGCAAGTCAAACAGAAGTTAGACGATTTAAAAGATTAACAGAACTTAGTAATCCATATTTAGAACAGGCCCTTGCAGGTACGAAAAAAAGTGGATATCGACTGCATCACATGGGAAGTATTTTTGGTAAAACACCCGTGACAACAGGTAACCTGGCTTATATTTCTAAATCTTTAAATGCAAAACTTTCTAAGTTTGATAGTCTGATAGGAAAAAAAGAAGCTAACCAAGTAAAACTTTTACTGTCTAAACCAAAAGATTGGCAAAAAAAATTATCTCAAATTAACAAAGAAGGAAGTGCTCTCATTAAAAATCTTCCTAAAGAAGCTAAAGGTCTTTTAGGCTTTTCTGTTATTGATCCTGTTTCATTAAAGGTAGATGAGATAGGAATCGATAAGACAAAATCAATTTCAAAAGGAGTGAAAAAAGATATTATTGCATTAAAAGGAGCGGATAAAATTAGTCATGCTAGAATTAAGGAATTAGCAAAAATAAGCTGGGATGATATATTAAGAGCAAGTTCAGGCAAAGCTGCACTTAAAGCAACTAGATTTATTCCAGGTTTAGGCATTGCTACTACAGTAGGATTAGGAGCATATGGCCTCTACGATGCAATTAAAAAAGGTTATACAAAACCATCAGAACTTCTTGCGTCCGCAGCGTGGGGATCGGGTGTTGAGTTTAAGGACAAGGAAGAAAAAGCATCTGGTGGTTTAAGCGGTGTTGATCAATACATATTAAACCGTTACAAATGAAAAACCCCACATTAGTTAAAAATATGAAAAACGTAAAATGGAAAGCAATCCCTCCGGTAAAGGGACCAGACCCTAGAGGCTTGATTAAAGTAACAAAACAATATAAACCAGAAAGATTGGAGAAAATACATGGCAGAAATCGATAAGGGCTTACCTAACGTAAGACGAAGTGTCACTATACCGTCTCAAGAAGAATTAACAGAAGTTACAACCGGTTTACAGGAATCCGTTCCCTCGCACGAAGGTACGGAGGTCACTGAAAACGAAGATGGTTCGGTAGAAGTTAATTTTGAACCTGGTGCAGTTGCACCAGAGACTGGCGACAATCATTATATGAATTTGGCAGATTTGCTGCCCGATTCTATTTTAGATCCTATCGGTTCAGAACTTTATGCCAATTACACAGATTACAAAGCATCGAGAAGAGAATGGGAAAGATCCTATACTCAAGGACTGGAACTTTTAGGTTTTCAGTTTGAAATGAGAACTCGACCTTTTCAAGGAGCATCCGGTGCAACGCATCCTGTTTTAGCTGAAGCGGTAACACAGTTTCAAGCACAGGCTTATAAAGAATTATTACCTTCTGATGGTCCGGTTAGATGCCAGGTTTTAGGA